TATATGATTCAATTATTATTTTTAATTTTAAAAACTCATCAGGTGTAACATCAAGGCTTGTTCAATCTTCGCCAATTCCAATAGGGACAGAGTTTTTAGTTGGAATAAACATCGACACATTTGTTAGATATTTTGCTTCAGAACTTGATTCAATCTTTGGCAATAGGTCTGGATTAAAGTGTTATGTTGGTGGAAGAAAAGAACTGAACAATACTTTTCATGGAAAAATATACAATGTAGGTTTTTGTAATGAAAGAAACTTTGAAAAAATTTCTTACATGTTTACAGAAAACACTGGAGTGCCTATTAATTTTAGTCAGGGTTTTGAAGTTATAGACGGTGCAAGAACTATAGACGGCGGAGGAATTGAAGTCTCACCACTTTCAACTGTGTTATCTTCTAATGAGATAGAGGATGTGTCAATAAACATAGTCCTAAATCACCTAGCAAGTTATACGCTTCTTCCAAAAGAATATTTTGGATCATATACTCTAGATATTGGAATACAAGGGTATTGGGAGGACAATATTCCATTAACCTACTTTGCACAATACGTCACAGACACCCGTGGAGATAGTTATTACGATTTAGATTTCTTGCAATTTAATATTAACTATCCAGCACCATCCAAGTTTACACAAGAAACTCAAGAGGGGGAGTGGTCTTATGAAGAACTATTGTCAGAATATACGTCCCCAATACAAAGATCCTATACGGCACTAGACAATCACCTATTTACTGGATTTGATAACTATCTAGACCTTAAAAATAGATCTACAAAAACTTTTAAATACGATACAGAAACTTCTCTTGTTAGATCATATATTACATTTCAATATACCGAGACTGGGGCAAATGCTGTTGAAAATTATTTTAGCAACCAAGAAAAACCAGAAAAATATGGAACGGTTAACCCTGGATCAAATTGGATGACAACTAAGTATGAGATTGTAAATAACATGATTATTTATCCACCAAAACAATCAAATATATCGGACCTGTCTATTGTATTGCATCTAGAGTTTAAAATTAATGGGCTAAAAGAAGGAAATGTATTCTTAAGAAACCTACAACTTTGTTCGCAAGCATTTAATGATTCATCTCCAAATCCAATAGGAACTAGATTTGGAAACAATATTTATCCGTATAGAAAGTCTGGAGTTTACTACGACTACAAAAAGAACAATCCTTTTTCAATTTATAAGGGTAGCACACCATATCTATATCTAACTAGATATAGTGGAATAGAGTTAAGGGGCCAGTACGACCCAGCAGTAGACCGTGGTTTGGTAATTCCAATTAACTCATCAACATCAAATAATTATAAACTTGTAGCAATGCAAACAGCAGTAAGATATGATAGTGACTTTTTCCCATATGCACCAACAAAGATTTTTGAGATAGAGGCAAAAGACAGGCATATACAGTTTTACATGGTAGCAAATCATCCAGATGGTAAACGTGCAAAAATCTATGCAATAAATGCAAAGACTGGAACTTTGGAAAATGATATTGCATTTTATTGGAATGGCAAAATAGTTAAAGAGCCATCTCTTACTATTAAAGAGTGGGGATTTCTAGGAATAGGTTTCCCAGAGTTGTTAGATTTTTCTTCAATAGTTGGATCACTAAAAATTAATGGGCCACTAATGTTTAACACAATATCCTACTATCAGTCTACACACTTGCAAGAAATCCAGCAAACATCAACAAGGCCATGGTTTAGAGTTCAGCAAGTTAAAGTTGGAGCAGACCCAATTGAATGGTATTTTTGGAAAAACTCCTCAACACTTTGGAACGGAATACTAGTTTTATCTACAAAAAGTTACTATGGAATAGACTCTTCTGATATATACAAGAGTTACACGGGTACTGATAAGATTATTATTGATTCAGATTCTGTTTTAACATTTAACAAGTACGAGTATACATCGTATGGTGACGTAGCCTGGCAACAAAAAACGCTTGATGCTGTCTAATATGGTATACTTATTGTTATGAATATGGAAAACCCACGTAAAAAGAAGAAGCAATTGCCCAAAATGAAGGGGCAAGTGGGCGAGTCCCGTGCAAAAATCATTGAAAAGCATTATGACTGGGGCCTGTATGTATACAAAAAGGCTAATGGAAAATGGTTTACGGATGGAACAGGCTCAGTTCTTAACATTGAATCAATGAAGGGCGACATCTTACAGATATCTAAACTCAAAGAAGCAGCAAAATATTACGGGGATGAAGGAGATGGGGAATGCATCTTTGTACCAGGTCTAACTAGAATTTCAGAAGAAGAGTACTCTGAACAAAAGCAAAGATTAGCAGAAGGACTTATTCCTTCCATGAACGATCTTGGTGCTGTACAGGCAGCAAAAGATACTATTGCTAAATATGGAAGTGATGATTAATGAGTGAAGACAGAGAATTTTTTATTAGAGCAAAGACAGATAGTCCACTTCCAGAGGATGACACCTTTACAAAGCAAGACCCTTTTAATCAATCGTGGGATGTAGTCAAAGATTTACAAGGACTAGATGCAAACTTTAAAAGAAGAACTTCACGCATCGTAAAGGGAGAAGCAACACGAGGGTATATCGATAGTTCAAGAGCAGAAAGCACTGGTCGTGATGGAGCAAAATCTAAAGAAATTAACTCAGGAACAGTTTTTAGAAATGCCTATGGACTTTTTGATGTAATTACCCCACCTTGGAATCTTTACGAACTTGCAAGTTTTTATGATACATCTTTTGCAAATCATGCTGCAATCGATGCCAAGGTAGAAAACATTGTTGGACTTGGTTATGAGTTTAAGGTTTCTGCAAGAACAATGCTTAAGTTAGAAGCCTCAGAACCAAAGACAGCAGAGAATGCACGTAAGAGAATTGAAAGAGCAAAGATTGAACTAAGTGATTGGCTAGAATCGTTAAACACAGAAGACTCATTTACTACAACAATGGAAAAAGTTTTTACTGACCTTCAGGCAACTGGAAATGCTTACCTTGAAGTAGGAAGAACTGTTCGTGGCGATATTGGATATGTTGGACACATTCCTTCGACAACAATGCGTGTTCGTCGTCTTCGTGATGGCTTCGTCCAGGTAATTGCAAATAAAGTAGTTTACTTCCGAAACTTTGGAGCAAGTAATCCAAATCCACTTGGAACAGATTCTCGTCCTAATGAAATAATTCACTTTAAAGAATACTCGCCACTAAATACATTCTACGGAGTACCAGATATTATGTCTGCAATTGGATCACTTCATGGAGACCAACTTGCATCACAGTACAACATTGATTACTTCCAAAACAAAGCAACACCAAGATATGTTGTAACTCATAAGGGCGCAAAACTATCTGCTGAAGCAGAAGATAAAATGTTTAGATTCTTACAGACTGGACTTAAAGGACAAAACCATAGAACGCTTTACATTCCATTGCCTGGCGACTCAGACACTAATAAAGTAGAGTTTAAAATGGATCCAGTTGAAAACGGTATTCAAGAAGCATCGTTTAAAGAGTATCGTAAACAGAATAGAGATGATATTCTTGTTGCACACCAGGTACCTCTTTCTAAAATTGGTGGTTCTGATTCAGCAGCAATCGCTGCAGCACTGTCTCAAGACAGAACATTTAAGGAGCAGGTTGCAAGACCAGCACAAAGAAATCTTGAGAAAATGATTAATAAAATCGTAAAAGAAAAAACAGATATTCTGGAGTTTAAGTTTAATGAACTTACACTTACAGATGAAATTGCTCAGTCACAGATTATTGAGCGACTTGTTAAGACTCAGGTCATGATGCCAAATGAAGGAAGAGAACTTCTTGGACTTCCTCAGATCGAAGGTGGCAATGAGCCTTTTGATCCAAAGCCAGAACAAGCAGCAAATGATAATGCAAATAGAGCAAGGGACACTGAAAGAACAAATAATCAGTCTGATGGACCAGCCACAGTGAGTGGAAGAAATCCAAAAGGCGAGGGTCGTAAATTTGATGACCTGACCGAAATGTCCGAATAGTGATACTTTAGCAAAAAAGGGTATATAATATAATAACCATGACTATCTCTAAAGCCCATTGGAATACCAAAGGCGATAACATTAGCCTATCAATGCCTTTTAATAAGGTCGACAAAGAGCGCCGAATTGTATCAGGATTTGCATCACTTGATAACTTAGATAAGCAAGATGACATTGTAACAGCAGAAGCATCAATGAAGGCATTTGCAAAATTTCGTGGAAACATTAGAGAAATGCACCAACCATTAGCAGTAGGAAAGATGGTTAATTTTAAAGAAGATAAATATTTTGATCCAGAATCAAAGAAGTTTTATAAGGGTGTTTATGTATCTGCATATGTTTCAAAGGGTGCACAAGATACTTGGGAAAAGGTTCTAGATGGAACCCTTACTGGTTTTTCTATTGGTGGACGAATGAATAAGTGGGATGATGGCTATGATGAAAAGTCAGACTCACAGATTAGAATTATTAAGGATTATGATTTGGTTGAGTTGAGTCTTGTAGATTCCCCAGCAAATCAATTTGCAAATATTGTTTCTGTTGAAAAAGTAAATGGTATTGAAACAGTAAAATCAGATACAACAATTTTAGAAAATGTGTTTTGGGATAAAGAATCTGGAGTCGTCATGGTCTCCGAAAACGAGTCAGAGATGAGCCCCACTTCTGGCGACCCAATGGTTAATATAGGGTTCGTTGAAAAAGCGGATGATGAAAAAACAACAATGATAAAATTCTTAGTTGATAGTGCTAAAGGCATTAATACTTCTAAGATTAACAAGGAGGTACAACCTATGACAGAAAACACAGAAGCAGTTGCAGAAGTTATTGAAACAGAAGCATCAGTAGAAGTAGAAAAGTCAGAGGTCGCTCCAGAGGTTGATGCAGTAGTTGAAGCACCTACAGAAGATATTGTTAAGGCTGATGAAGCCCCAGCATCTGAAGAGATTGCAGAGTCTGAAGAGACTTCTGCAGTTGACGTAGTTGAAGAAGTTACCGAAGTATCTAAATCAGATGAAGCAGTTGATTCAACTGTAGAAATCAAGAACACTCTAGAATCAGCCTTTAGCGATCTAGTTTCAACAGTTAAGTCTTTGCAGGCAGAAGTAGAAATGCTTAAGTCTACAAAGGTAGATGTTGAAACAGCAAAAACATCATTTGAGGCAGTTGCAAAAGATATTGCAGCAGTATCAAGTGAATTCAATGAATTTGGTAAGCGTGTGGAACTTGTAGAGCAAGACACTGCTTTCCGAAAGTCTGGCGATCTCGGCGAGATAGTACAGAATCAGCCTGAAACGGTTGAAAAATCCCTATGGGGCGGTAGTTTCCTCAAAACAGCC